CGAAATTTTTAGACAGGTTGACTATGGCATCCCAGAGTATCCCGTCCGCAGCCACTGCTCCGACATCGTTGTAAAGATTAGATGACGATGCTCCGGAATTCGGAGACGATGCGTTTCCGCTGTACATAACGAGTCTGATTGCATGGTCTGTGAAGGAATAGTCTCGCAGGATGGCTCTCAGCCATGCCGAGAGTCTTTTTGGCTGGAAATGTTCTTCTATTATCATGTTAATGTCTTCTCCGTTGTATGGGTTGCTTACCGTCGAAACGTTGGGCACACTTTTAACCTTGAAGTGTCTGTAGATGATAATGGCGGAGAAGATGTAGTTTAGGAGTTTCTCCTTCTCGATACCCGTTAAAACGTCGACGCTTAATAATAATGTTGTTAGGCTATCAATGATTTCTCGGGCTAGAGCGGTGAATCTCCCTAACTGCATCTCATCCACGTTACTCATCCACACTCTCTTTAAGACGAAGTTTTCCATCATTTTGAAAAAGGCAATGATATGCAATAGGTTGAGATCCTCTGCTTTTGGTTTTACCGGGGTTAATCCCAGGTATTCCCGAAGCATGGGATGCATTTGGCTGTCTACAACGGGTTTCGTTACCTTCACTGAAGGCAAAAATCGTTCTTCGAGCATAAAACTTGAGATTACGCTAATTTTTTCGGCCAGCGACTTCGCGTCTGCTAGCACTTGAGTATGACCTGAAAGAAGTTGTACTTCCTTCGCTAGCAAGCTGAGCGGAAGAAAGGATAGAGTTGTACTTTTTATGTTTTTCATAATAGTTTAATTCAATAATTCCTTTGGCACGTCCTAAAGTCTTTTTTATTCTGGGAGGGTCCAGTCGGTGTTATACTGGAGAGGTCCAGTGAGAATGCAATGAAACAACACTGACAATAGTGCTCTCTTTTCTCTTCTTTTCGGTTGTCGTTCCTGTATAATATGAAGTTGAGATCCGGCGGGTTCGAATCACCTCTCTCGCGACTCCAAAGTCCAACGCAGGCTGTATACACTGGAAAACAAATTGGGTAGCCCCACAAACGTCGGGGGTTGATGAACGGACAGTGCGAACTTGCAACTATTGTTAACTTTTGAAAGCGTTACCACTTACTTATTATTTAACCCAGGCCTATTCAGCGCACACTTTGAGACACGTCATATTCGTCTAGTAATTAAAGACAGATTACTACCTGTGATAAACTTTGAGAGCGTCTGAGAAAGTTCGGGCATTCTAACATTCGGATTTTCGCACTATACAGGGGCAACCGGGGAAAGGAGAGAGACAGAGCAGAAATGGGAGGATCACGATTTTATTTTGGGGGACTGTATACCAGGATCACGGCCTTCACTGGCCGTCGTTCGGCGGATACACCGCGAGAAGCGGGGCCATCTCGTTTGAGTAAAGGAAGCTGACGAGCCCTTTGGCAAGGCGAAACCGGAAACGGTCCTTCCGAATAATTTCGGTAATACATGCCACGACCTTTCGGTTTCGCTATCGCCTAAATAGCTCTTCAGGTGGTTTGCCAAAAAATTGGCGGGCAGCGCGGAGCGCTTTGGTTTGAACCAGCATCCTTGGAAAGTTCTTTAGGATGATAGTCTGACCTTGGTCGCGGCCTGTACTTTTAGGTCGCTCCCATTTTTACTCTGTCTTTGCTTTGAAGCATTGGTTATGTCATGTTGTCCACTAAACTAAGGAGTGTTCTCTCACTCTTGCTTAGCAGTGGGCCACCGTCCAGAGCGGAGTCGTATTGCACAACATCCGAGTTCGACAGACGGAGGGTGATTGCATCTGATGTTTCAATCAGTCGTTTGTCCACGATAGCGAGTAGCTGGATTGAGTTCGCGATCATTGCGTTTTTCTCGATCTCATCCGCGTGTCTTACAATGCAAGCCGAATAATACGCTGCAGAGAAGGAGGCGTCCGTATATCCTACGGACGTTGACCCGCTCTCTCCGGCTGTTATACGGATAATCTTGTCAAGACTTGGTTTTGTGAACCAAGCCGGGACAACTGCAACGTAGTCCGCAAGAATGACGAGGATCGCATTCAGCGAGAGCAGGTGCTCTCTATAATAGAAGTACGCTAACTCGTATATTTGCAGGGGTTTAAGTTCAGTCATCTGTGTCACAAGTTTGAAGATGGACTGTCCTTCTAAGGACTCTGAGAAGTTCCAGGCCACTGTCTCGAGATTTATCCGTCCGTCCGCTCACGCGAACAGGATTCCGTATTTGAACGGTCGAAGTAAAATTCCGTCGACGACGAAATTTCTGGCGAACTCAATCGTTGGATTAAGAGGGTCGCGAGATATTACTGTCTTCCCTTTGTTTACGGATACCCCGATGGACGTCATAAATTGGAGGTATTGCTCGAACTGCGCGTTTGTTCCTAAGAAGAACAAGTCATCTCCGACCAGAGCATACTGGTCCGTCGGAACTTCGCAAATCCCGTTGATGACGTAGTGGTGAAACAACGCCATGATTGGCCAGGAAGTGAAAATTCCCATACCTTGCCCTACTTCGTACCTTATCGGTAGTTCGTGATTTAACTTGGATCCGACCGTGTTAAATTCTCGGTCAACGATGATCAACCACTGGTCACTGATTGATCGGCCGTTAAATCCGAGAAGATCGAAAACGGCAGCTAGAATTTCCGCTTGAAGTAAGCGTGGTATTCTGTCCGTCGCGGCGGTTAAATCTATGCTAAAGTAGTTCTGATCTTGAGCGATTTCTTGCTTCAAGACGTGTCTGATCCCATCTTTGTGTTCAAAGGTGAAATCCGATTCGATTGTTTTTAGCATAGCGAATAGAGCAAAGTGTATCCCCGATAATGCTGTTTGTGTTACCCAGTCGACATTCGCGATGATTCGCGATTTTCCGCCGGGGGCGGTGAAATGGAATAATCTTGAATGGATTAGCCCGGCTCCAAATTTCGTGT